GTAATACAATCGGGTTAACAGCGGCTATAGCTAACTTGACAAACCCCAGGGTTGCGGTCCAAAAACTCATAGCCTGCCCCACCTGATATCTTTAGTCATCAGCCCGCTAAACTCCATCCCCAAGTCGTTTGCAAAGAACATTTGCTGGCTACTATCGTTAGTCTTGCGGCCCGCTTTTAATTCAAAATCAGCCCAGTGACTAGCGAGCGTAATTGTAACTTGGCTGGTTTCTTCAGTATCTCGAATGTTGTAATGTGTAATTCTTCCATCGTAAACCATGATGGGGTTGCCTATAACAACACCGTCATCATCAATGAAAGCCCGATATATTATGGCTCTCTTGTTGGTGACATGTTGGCTCAATAGAGTGGCAATGGTGGCCTGATGTACACTAGTTAGGCCTATGGTAACACTTCCTACGCGGATGGCCGCCTCTTCAGTTATCGAGGCCACATTGAGCAGTTGGCCGCCAGATTCATAGTCGTCAGAATCGTAGGTTAAGTCATGAGCGTAATCACACAAGTAAACGGGGGTGTTAAAACCCAGATATATCAAGTGAGCTGTGTTGAACCCAGGCTTGGCCATTTCTGCTATAACGTCGGCGTGTATAGTGCGGCTCACAAAGCCTCCACAAAATCTACTTCATACTTGTGCAACATATCAACACCAATGGTATATTGTTGTATGTCGTTTTTCATTCTCACAGTGAAGGGGACGTCTGTATATGTGATAGTGTCCGTGGTTACGGCTGCAATTAAGGGAGGTACAATACTCAAATTCCCGTCTCCGGCCCTGTCCGCCGTCAATTTATAGACTTTAGTGTGACCCGAAAACTTTATGAAGTCACCAGCCTTAAGAGTCCCTGTAATCCCTGTCATAGGAACTGAATTTAGGCCCGCTGCAGTCGAAGTGCAAGTACCTGTGCCAGATACTGTGCCCACCGTGGTCCCAATTTCAGTCGGGACAATTGTAAAAACAGTGTGCCTGCCTCGTAGGGCGTCTATGTAGGCTCCCACAGGCTGGAATTCAGCTCTAGTAAGTGGAGGGTAGGCGGCGCTGAACATCCACCTCTGGCTAGAAATCTTGCGACTTTGCATGCGGCCACTTACGGCCACTGACACTAATGTAGGATCATCGCTGGTGACATTGATGGAAGAAAATTTTGGAGTGGTTGGATAACTCATATAAAATCAGACCTCCCTCTCTCGTTCATTGCTTCATTTACCAGACTTACTATTGTACCACGTTGTGACATTATAAGTCTAGTAGCGTCGGACGTGTCAATCGCGTTAATATTAAAAGTTATGTTGGCCTGAGAGCCGCTTGAACGCTGCCCTTTAGTGTGATCGGTAACTGTCTCTTGAGGATGCAAAATAGCGGGGAAACCACCCTTTCCATCCATTCCGCCAGACCTAGAGCCGGAGCCCGTGTATCCGCCGCCGTCAAATGAGGCCATTGACAACCCTGATGCGAGAGCATAAGTTGATGCCATGCCAGCAGACGCTGGGACCGAGTTGGTACCAAAACTGGCCAATGACACTGCAGCCGCTGCGGGTGCCCAAGCTGCGGCAGTGACGGCCGCCTGTGACACTGATAACGCAGTTCCCGCTGTCGAAAACATTTTGCCTGCGGCCCAGTTGACGGCTTGTTGAACACCCATGGCAATGAATCCCGATACCACCTGATGTATGATAGTTTGGCCCAATTCTTTCATAGAATCTTTGCCACTCTTGCCAAATACCAACATGTTGGCAGTCGCATCTCCTATCCCTCTGGAAAAGGTTCCTCCGGGCCCAAAAATCTCTGCTACTTTAGCTCCCATCTGCTCCATGGCCGGGATTGCGGCAGCCGACATTTCTTCATACCCAGTCAAAAAAGACTGCTTAAACACGTTGAAAGAGTCACTTTTCCTGGCCATTGCCGCCGCATGGAGTTCAGAGTTTCTATCCTCGAATGCTTGGGTTATGGAGTGCATTTCCGCTTGACTGTTGCGATGCATGGCCGAAATTTCACCCATATTGCCGCTAAACGACTCTCTTCTAATTTTAGCCGCCTCGGCTTCTGAATCAGATGTGTCTTGATTTTTAATCAAGTTGGTGAGAGCTGCCTCCTTTTTAATGTAGGCGTTTTGTTCGTCAATGTCGTTATAAAACTGGACCAAAGCTGTCTCAGAGCTGCCCATATCCGAAGTGATGCTAAGTTGTTGTGATGGTATGCCCATTGGGGATAACTTAGGTCCTGCGACGTCTAGTTTGCCCGTATTTTCGAGGGCAATTTTGGCGTCCATCAGTTCCTGGATTTGCGATCTTAGGTCTTCTGCCAGCGGGCTTTGCATGCCCCCCCTGTCAGATAAAAACGCCAAACTGTTTTGGAGTTTGTCCATTTCTGCATTCATGAGTTCCATGTCATTCAACATGGCGTTGTCTATGTTGCTCATTCCCAGTAAGCCCTTGACTGTGTTTATGCTTGATAAAACACCGATCATAAAGGCTTTTAATTTGAACCCTCCAAGCATGACACCCACGATACCTATCGACTGTACTTCGGGGGGTAGCTTCAAAAATTCGTTCCACAAATCGCTGACTGAACCCCATATGGCCCTGACATAGACCCCAATTTTATCACTAAACCTAGCCACGCCCAAAGTGGCGCGTTTGATAAAGGACGTTATGGATTGGCCAGCTGCTGCTGCGTTGCTGGACAAGGAATTCGAGCCGGGGCCAAATAAAGAATCACTGACCGAGTTTACTAGTCCTTTGAATATATCAAAAGGCCCATTGTTCATAAGCTCGTCTTGGAATAAGGTCCAGTTGCCCTTTAGATTAGAAATGGCACCAGACATGGTTTTCATTTGGTCGGACATAGCCCCACCAAACTGGTTGTTGCCAATATCCATCAGATAACCCTGGATCTCTTCAGAGTTGGCCTTGATAGTGGTTGTCATACCTTGGAAGGTAAAAGAAACGTTCTCACCTTCTTTTTTCGACTTGATTCCAAATTCTTTCAGGCGCTCAAATTCACCTGTGGCGGCATCAGCCACCGCTTCGATCATCTGGTTTAAATCTTTACCCATGGCAGCAGCCGTGTTGCCAAATGCCGTCATAGCTTCTTCGCTTGGATCCAAACCAAAGGCTCTCAGTTTGGTGAAGGCAGAAACAACTTGGTCGATTTCGTATGGGGTGCGGGTGGTAAAATCAGTCAGGCGGGCGAAGGCTTTATCCGCCTCGTTTACAGAACCTGTTACGGTCTTTAATTGGACCCTGAGGTTTTCCATGGAAGTGGCTGTTTTGAGAAAGCTTCTAGCTACAACACCCCCTCCGAGGGCCACAAGTGCACCTTGGAGACTGAAGATTCTATTCTTAACATTAGCAGCCGTCCGTCCTACTCCGGCGATCGCGGAATGGGCACGTCGGGAGCCCCTAATAGCTCCTGAGGGATCTACTACCATCCCAAGTACTGCTAATCTATTTACCATCTTTTTGATCTTCCCTTATTTTGTAATAGGCTACCCAGCCGTTGAATTCTTCTACTGGCATCTCGGCCAGTAGAAAAAGGGGCGTTTGAAGGCGGTCCCCTAATGAGTATAACCCAAACAACTCAGAATCGGCTTTTAGTTTCCCTCCATATCCTCTGCACTAGATGAAGAAGTTATGTCAGTCACAATCCGGGTGATTACGTCCGGGTCCACGCTATTCATAAGGGTAACTTTATCACCCAAATCAAACACGGGGTCGCCCTTGGCGTCCATTGCCTTCATTATCAAAGCTCGAACCAAAAACTCCAAGTCGTCATTTTTCGCCACTTTCAAAAGTTTACGCTTTTCATTCATGGTGAAAGGGGAGCAGTGTATCACTGAATCCCACTCCGGAACCTCGATTTGCCGTATTCCTTTAGCCTCAAAATGAGACTGAGCATTATCGAGAATACCCATTACGACACGTCAGCAGCAGTCACTGCACCATTGGAGTCCCAACTGAAGCTAGATTCCACCATGCCATCAAAAGAGGCAGTGCGAGATACGCTAGTGATAATCGCCGCCACAGAATAGAAAGTGTCCCCGCTTGTGGCTCCTTCTGGATACAACTTTAATGCCACTTCAGAGCCCGCAGACATGGCGACCTGACCGTTAGTATCGGTCTCATCCCAAAAACAGTTGATGGAGCCAGACGCTGAAGTCAGGGTGGATTTACGAGTACGAGCTGTATCGCCCATCACCGTATCTTCGGTAGTGTCCGCAGTTTCGTCAAATGACCAGTCTTTTACCTCTGCGACTGTATCTGACCCAATTTTAACTACACCTTCGCTGCCTTTATGATTCGACATTTTGATTTACCTCTATGGTTGGTTTGGCTTTTTTGCCGGGTTTGGGGGCAGTTTCTAACCAACCCTTTCTTTTCATTGCATCCACTTGAGTGGCATGGGCCAAAACTGGCTCAGTGCCACCACTGGGGGGATAAAGTACGGTGCTCATGATTCGTTTCTCCTGTAAGGGATTGATACGTTTACTTGATACCACGCGTTAGAAGCTCCAATGCTGGCTATGGAAGCTATCCCACACTCTACATCTTCGAAATCCTGGCCATCAAACACAGCCGCCAATGAATCAGCGTACCCACGTATTGTGTTAGTGCCCGTGTTTACTGGCACGAATATCTGTATAACAATGAGGCCTAAATGCCTCTTACCCGAGTTTATGTTGCGACGGTCCGATTCACCGTTCAAAACCGAGAGTCTAATCCAAGGGGAATTGTTCGGAGTATCAAAATCCACATTTTCCCAGTCTATGGGGGTGGTGCTCCAATTAGAGTTCAGACGTGCCTCAATATAGGCTCTTTCGTTAACGAAGGACATTGCGCATTCCCGCCTCTAATTCCAGTATTGTTGTGCCTACCATACCCCTAGGAGTTTGCGTACTGGAGCCATCTTCCAATGCGTGGATATAATCCAAGTTGTTGGTTATAAAGATCGCATTTTCCCCATCGCCTTTTCTTAAAGTGGGGCGTCGCGGCTCAGCCACCGTACCCGTGTCGGCGTCTGTGTCTGTCAGTTTGGTGTCAGGCTGACCTAAGCCAATATTCCAGTTAGCCCGGGCGCGGCCCGTGTCAACAGGGGTTTTCTCGGTTATTCTGGTGTAAGCATCTAGCGCAATTTTGCGGGTTACTAGCTCAAGCTCTAACCCAGTTTCGTCAGCGAATGCGGCAATATCTAGTGCAAATGTCATCCCATACGCTCCATTATGAGCCTGTAAGTGGCCCCAGCAGGGTCAAACGTTATTTGCAAAATTTTATAAGTCACGCCGCCTCTTATCACCACATCTGAGCTGTCCGGAATGATTGATAAGCTATAACTTGCAAATAGGGCAGATAGCGCACCAGTGTGCTCATCTTCAATGGCTGTTTTATCGCCCAAACCAC